TAGTTGGCGGTTGCCGCCTGGGTTGCGCGGATGACTGTCGTGCCGCCACCAGCAACTGTAATAAGCCCTTGAGGTGAAATAGTCGCAACACCAGGCACAGTGCTGGTATACGTGAATGCGCCATCCAAGTTATTGGATGAAGGATCATTGATGGTGAAAGGCACCTGGCCAAAGCTCTTGGATGCTATGGTATACGCCTGGAAGGTTGGGTCAATCGGGTTAACAACAAAAGTCGCTGTGGCGGACCTAGTTGTAAAATTCCCACTTGCGTCCTGGATTGCTGTGATGGTACTTGTACCGGCTCCTGTGATTGTTAAATAAGATGGCGTGGTTATACCATTAAACCATTTATCTTGAAGATATAACAGATTTGCGCTAACATCGGCATTTGACAGAGATGAATTATAATAAAGGATTTCACCGATTTTGCTGTTACAACCTTCTGAATTATCTGATTTACCAACATATAGACCTTTATTTCCAGCTCCAATAGTTACAGGTGTTCCACTAACAAAGTTCGGTGATACAGTATCTGAATACATCCAAAATTCACGAGTATTTCCAGAAACACGACAAATCCAAATATAGTTTGTATTATTTATTACTGCCTGTGCACAATTAGATACATTATTCGATTGAAAAATAACATTTGATGATGCGCCATCTCTTTCTATACTCCAATCATAATCCCTATTACCGTGATGCATAAAAGCGCCATAATTGCTTATGTTAGTATTATATCTAACAACCATACAAATTGTAACTGTAGTGCTTAATGGAACTGCGTTTCTTAGCAATCCTTTACCAGAATTGAAATCAAATGCGGGTAATGAATTAATTGTTGATATTGTCGGTCCAGTGCCATTTGAGGTGAGATGATAACCATTACCTGTTAAATCGTTCCATTGTGTAACAGTACTTCCACTTAAGGTATAATTCGATGATTGACTAGTATCATATCGAGCCAATAAAGTTGTCGTCGTAAATGTATTCTGACTTACGACTGCAACATTTGAATTATTAGATGAATATGAAAAACGTCCGTTGCTATTTGAAGTTGGTGCTGTTAACATAAATGGCACCTCTTTGAAGTTTTTACCAAGAACAGTAAATGTTCCAAAGGTAGGCACACCCAGATTCACCACAAATGTTGCGGTAATAGCCCTGGAAATATAATTCCCACACGCATCCTGGGTTGCGGTGATGGTTGTGCTTCCAACACCAACGATGGTAACAACACCACCTGATGTAACAGTTGCAACCGCAGATGTGTCACTAGTATATACGAATGCTCCACTACTGTCGCTTGTAGGTGCAGTCAAGTTAAATGACGGATCGGCAAAGTTCTTAGATAGAACAGTAAAAGGGCCAAATGTAGGTGTGATTGCGGATGAAACAACGAGAGGAGCAGTAACACTTCTACTTGAATAACTTAATGTTTCCGGTTGTGTTGCGGTTATGGTAGTGGTTCCTCCTCCAATAATTGTAACAGTACCATACGATGAAACCGTCGCTATCGCCGTATTACTGCTAGAATATGTAATTGGGTTATATTGAAGCGTGTATGTAGTTCCGGAAACATCTAACTTACCGTTTATCGTATTACCAGTTTGTGTAGCTGTTATGTTACTTGTGCCATTTACACCTTTGATAAGCAATAAATTACCACATACATCTGAAACGGATGAATTACTGCTAATATAGGTTAATGCATTTGCGGCGGATATATCATACACACGCGCGTGACCACGGTTGTCGCTAGTATTTCCACTGGCCCCATCATTATAAAGTGCACCGATGACAACAGTAGTTCCATCTGAAGAAAGAGCAACCGATTGCCCGCTCCAATCATTTGCGGCTTTGCCATCAATATCCGCACCGATACGAGTCCATCCTATCGGTCCAAATGAAGCATCGGCCTGATTTGTTGCGGCGACTGTTTTACCTGAGGTATATTTATAGACACGCACGTGGCCACTATCAGCTCCGTTGACCCCATCGTTTCTATTCGCCCCAATTGCTACCACGGTTCCATCCGCAGATAGAGAAACACACGCAGAGCTAAAGTCGCCTGTAGCTTCACCGTTGATGTCTGCGCCAAGACGGTTCCAACCAATGGGTCCAAATGAAGAATCCGTTTGAGTTGTTACTGCTACTGTTTTGGTTGGAGTATATTTATAGACACGTGTTTGGCCAGTATTACTATTGTTAAAATGTGCTCCAATCGCGACAATAGTTCCGTCTGCAGAAATACCAATACCGGTTCCACTACGGTCGGATGCGGCCCCACCGTCGATATCCGCGCCCATCCGATTCCAACCAATCGGTCCAAATGATGCGTCCGCTTGAACTGTTACTGCAACTGTTTTGGTTGGAGTATATTTATAGACACGCACGTGACCAGCACTATCCCCGGCATCATCGTTTCCATATGCCCCAATCGCAACAATAGTTCCATCTGCTGACAAACCAATAGCATATCCGCTCCAGTCATAAGCGGCTTCTCCATCGATATCCGCACCAAGACGGTTCCATCCAATTGGCCCAAACGACGCATCTGATTGAGTCGTTACTGCTAGTGTTTTGCTTGGTGTATATTTATAGACACGGACATGGCCGCTATCAACTCCATTGGCACCATCGTTGGCTAAAGCGGCAATCGCCACTGTTGTTCCATCTGCTGAAAGTTTAACACTATTTGAATCCCAATTGTTTCCGCCGCTCTGGTCACCCGGAGCCTCTCCATCGATATCCGCACCAAGACGGTTCCATCCGATTGGCCCAAACGATGCATCTGACTGACTCGTTACTGCTACTGTTTTGCTTGGTGTATATTTATAGACACGGACATGACCAGCATTAACACCTGTAGCACCGTTGGAAAACGCACCAATTGCGATGACAGTTCCATCCGCAGATAGACTTACACTCGTTCCGCTCTGGTCGCCAGCGGTTTCACCATCAATATCACCGCCAAGACGGTCCCAGCCAACTGGACCAAACCCAGATAAACCTTGATTCAATTGTGCGGCTGCTTTGGCTGAGTTGTATCTATACACGCGAACGTGTCCTATGTCACCAGTGAATGCCACATTCTGACCCGCAGTATTTCCATCGGTTTGTGCTGTCAACGTATATGTTGTCCCGTTATAACCCGCCAAATTACCAGTATACGAAGTAACCGGATAATTCGATGTGGCAGTAAATGTAAATGTTCCCACGGAACCTTGTCCAGCAAAAGCCGGAATACTGTAGCTTTGGCCACTTGATGCCCTAGTTCGATTTAACCAATACCCCGCAAAATAAGCGAATTGTTTGGCGATTTCGTTACCACTACCATTACCTACATCCCAGAATTGTGTGTCAGGGATCCAAGTTTGTATATTTGTATTGCTGTTTGCTGTTAGTAATGGAATATAATCACGCCAGTTACTTCCACCAGTCCTTACATAAAATGCGTTGGGCATTTCATTTCCAGAACCATCGTTATACCGTCCTCCGATCGCGATTACATTTCCATCCGCTGAAATACTCACACTATATCCGCTGTTATCACCAGCGGCTTCACCATCGATATCTCCACCACGTTTCGTCCAGGAATTTCCATATACTAATGCGTTAATATCCGGCGGAGTCACTATAACGCTCGCAGGTGAAGTTATCGTTGAAATCGGGGATATGATAGACGAAATGGACGATGTTGGCGTAGTCAAAGTAAAAGGTACATCGCCAATTATCTTATTCGACGGAACAGTAAGTGGGCCAAGGGTTGATGTGATTTTATTTACTGTCAAAGTGGCGGTTGTTGATAGACTTGCGTATTCGACTGCCGCTTGTTGCGTGGCAGTTATCGTCACACTTCCAGCACCAACGACATTCACATCATTTGTAGGCCGTATAGATATACCCGACACCCAGTTTGACGCGGTTCCAGTCAATGTAAAACTTCCACTTAATGTGCCAGTAAATCCACCACTCGTCTTGTTATTCGTAACGGTCGTAATACCAGTATTTGTTCCACCTGCGGTCCCTTGGTTAAACTGATTATACGCAACAAGTCCGCTTTCATTACCAACCAACATACGCTGATAATTCTGATAAATATCTGTAGCCGAGCGCGCAATGTTCCATACACGCAATTCACAAACCGCACCATTAAAATAATTCACATTCTCTGAATTGGTTGGTTTTCCAAATACAAATGTTCCGAAATTGGTTTTGTTTGCTATATATGGATACGGATGACTTGTATTTGTTCTATTAATACCATCAATATATATTGTTCTGGTTCCACTTGTTCCAGAAGTATATTCCCAACTCACCGCAATATGATGCCACGTATTGTCATTAACCGCGCGATTAGAATATATAAAGTTATTTCCATATCCGACAAATGCTGGCAAACCAGCCGAATCAATATACAGCGATTTTTCACCCTCCTCCCATAACGTATCGCTATCCTGACAATTCAAAAGCCCCATACTAGTTCCACTCGTCTTAATCCATAATTCAATCGTAAAACTAGCTTTTCCTAATTCTGTTATATTTGAACCGAAATCTACGAAATTAGTGGTCCCGTTGAATTGTAATGCGTTGACAGACGTAGCGGGGTTAATTGTGGCCACCGCAGTATTACTGCTTGTAAATGAAAACGCACCAGTGCTGTTTGAAACCGGCGATACCAACGCGAATGAAGTATCCACCAAGTAATTTTTAGTTACATTCGCAAATGATGTTGAAAATGTAGGTGTAATTGAAGTCACGGTCAGGCTAGCGGTTTTTGTTCCCAACCCAAAATCCAAAAAGCCGGCCTGTGTTGCGGTTATAGTCGCCGGAGTTCCACCGGTGGTGGATGACGCGAGCGTGATAACACGTTGATTTGTTGGAACGCTGACATTCACGTATGAAATCGTTCCTGGAAAAATCTCTCCACCATAAGAACGCCAACCACCAATTGTTACCGGACCTTTCCCCATAATGTTACTTCCAACACTAAAGGAACCTGTCTGCGTTGCTCCTGATGAAACTGTTCGCAAAGTAATTGTAATCGTCCCACTGCTTTGAGCCACCGTAAGAACATACACTGTATTCAAATCCACGGATATTGTAGCAGGTTCTACTGTCGCACCAACCCAACTCCAATGAATTCTAGAAGGAGTGTTTGCCGAAATCCATATTCCCCAACCGCGCCCAGAATTGATTTCATTATACATATCACCCATTAAAGCGCGCCACGTCCCAGCCCCCCCCGTCACTGTAAAACTAATATCAATCTGCCAACTCGAGAGAGACGCAATTTCGGGAAATTCGTATAGAGACAATGTTGGAATAGTGACTGTCGCGCCACTTGTCGCAAATACAGTTTTCGTCGTGGCTGTGCCGTCGCTAATCGTAGCAACAGCACCTGAGCTTATAGAATATGTAATATTACCCTGACTATTTGAACTTGGGTCAATAAATGAAAATGAACTGTCAGTGAGGTTATATACACCATTTTTCGTACCCAACACAATCGTGGATATGCGGGGCTGAAATGAAATATTACTGGTAACCCAACTGCCCGAAGGTGTAGCTCCCATATTTAAGAGAGTACCGTTTGATCGATTACTTGTGCTATCCAACGCAGTAGAATACGAACCCCACCCAGTTGAATAACCTTGGTTTAACTTCCAATATCCAACCAATCCTGTTTCGGTTCCGATTAAACGTTGGCGATAGTTCGCCGCAATTTCTGACGCAGAACGCACCACATTCCATAGACGAATATCGGATAAATACCCGCGAAATTGGCGATCGGTCTGGGATGCCACGCCTGCGTGGTCACTTCCAAAAACTAAATTCATCGTTGTATTATTTGAAAGAAGTCCGAATACCGCATTTGTTGCGGTATTTGCGAGAACACCATCAATATATAAACATATAACACCAGTGTTAGAATTGAATGTTCCGGCAGCGTGATGCCATAGAGTGTCTTTATACTGCGCGGTTGCGGTATATGTTGAAAACCAGGTTCCAGATGTATTTGTAAATATAAGATTAATTTCACCAGTATTACTCATAGCTAAATTAAATTGAACTTCCGTCGCGAATCCTCCTGTTGCATATCGCGAAACTAATGATGCGCCACCTTTTTGATTGTTCGTATCAGTTGTCTTGAACCAGCATTCCACCGTCATCGTTGTGCGAAACTGTGTAGAATATGTCCACGCCGGAATTCCCACATTTACCGCGTCATCCGCACCGTCAAATTGAAGAACTTGTGATGGAGCCAATATCGCATTTGAAATGCTCGAACCGGTTGTTATAGCCCCTGTCAATGTTGCGTCAACTAATGTCGTATTTATGAGGTTCGCATTCGTGAGGTTCGCATTTGTGAGATTACAACCCGTCAAATTCGCATTTGCGAAATTCACACCAGATAAATCTACTCCGGAAAAATCCGTATATGTTATGTTATCAAAATGAGTTACCGCAGTTAAAGGTGTGCTATTATACGTCCTTAATGAGTAGTTACTGTTTATAAGAAAACCGATATTTGGTATTGGAATTAGAGAATTAGACCATTGCGCAGAGTTATAGTATTGAATCGTCGTATTCAGTGCGTTTGAGGTTCGGTCATTTAGAGTACCGGTGTTGTCGGTACATAAATAATTCGCGACAAGCCCTGTTGTATTTGCCGGTACAATACGGTTTCGATACATTTGAATTTCCGACGCAGTTCTCGCCACATTCCACATACGTAAATCATATAACACTGAATCCGTTTTAATTCGGTTACATAGACAACTATCAGGGCTTTGCCACCCAATGGCAAATGTGCTGTTATTTGAATACATACTTACACTAGTATTAAATGTCTGTTTCGCGACACCGTTGATATAAAACGTAAATATAGAACCAGATCTCGTAACAGCAAGATGACACCACTGAGCAACGGGAACAATTGCGCTCTCGGCGTGAAACCAACCATAATTTAAATTATATAAGGCTAGGCCTATTTTTCCATCCGAACGAATTTGAAAAGTATAATTGTAATTACCCATATCTACAATCGTACAGTTTCCTTTCTGCGATGTCTCGTAATACCACGTTTCAATGGTGAAATTACTTGTTCCATCCGCAATTTTAAGACGCGCATCATATCCCCTCGTCGCATACATACTATCATTCCACCGTAATCCATAGAACCGATTGTCGACGTACGTAGCCAGTAAATATTGCCATTTGTAAATCTCGTCTGTAAAATAAACGCTAGTTAAATTCACATTATTTGTTTCAAGAACCCAGTTACCGCCATCTTCAGACGATCCAGTATTGTCGTTTGATGCGCGTATCGTTATGTTTTTTTGACTGGCCAGAGTATCTATAATATATTTCCAATTTGGATTTGAGTATAAAGCACACGCCATTAAATCGAGTGTTGTCATATTGAATACAGTCTTCAAAGTTTCAATAAAAGAGGAAAATGAAGACCACGACGAGAGATTCGTGTCAGCTGTTTGGACATCGGTTATAATCGCATTCACACCAGGTGAATGTTCTACTAATTTAAATCCTAAAATGTCTGGCGCCGTGTGCTGAAGAATGCCGATACATTCAAAAGATGTCACCACCGCCTCCGCCGCCGTCCCTGCTCCTGAGACATCTACTTCCCCCGCGGTTTTGGCCAATTCATATATTTTATCTAATAATGATACCTGAATAAATGCGCGTTTTTTATATTTGGAAACCACGGTTTGTAATTCCGTCGACCCATATGGTATTGTTTGAATTGTTTCTCCAATCTTTGCTCTTTGGAAAAATACCGGTTTTTGGATTTTTATAGCACTGCTTTCGTGATAAAAAGGCCAGGCGCTCTCGTTGGAATTGCCGCCCATCATTGAATGTGTTAAATATTCTGCCTCAATAATGCTGGGTAATAATTCCAAGTCATCCATATTATAATTACTACACGGTGTACAGTGTTGACCAGATGATATATCTATTTGCGTGGGGGGTACAGGTGGTTCATAATGAAAGTTGTCAAGTATATACCGATTATTTTTGCTTAAAAACCGTAATTTCGAGAGAATTGTATTGTGTGTATCATAAAAATAATTGAATACCAGACAGTATGTATCGCTATTTACTGCGTTTATAATGACTTCGATATCTTTTATACGATGGTCTATTAAAAGTAATTTCATCGAATTACTTGTCATTACCTAACCAAGGTTATTATATCGTATATAGATACAATATAATAAATAATAACGCGATTTATCTATTATTCACACACACTGACTCACGGATACGATGTTGGAACAACCGCTTCAAATCCGTATTCCTTTTCAGATGCTATACCAGAAATAGAGTCACCCACGATTATATTCGCAAGTGTAAATTCAACAGAGTCTATTGTTTCATTTACAGTAGTCTCAAGTGCGATATTCATAATTTGTTCACTGCCGGCAAACGACCCGCCACCACCACCACCACCAGTTGGATTTGTAAGTAATATATTCGTAAATCCAATAATGGCCGGCGCTCGAGCATATGAATTAAAATTCACATAAAATGAATATTTTGTCTCATTTACAAGGGCACTCGGTACTGGCACTGAATATTTTCTCCACGAGCCCGATTGTGTATATATTATGATATATGGTAATGATGTTTTATTATATACCTTCATATTCACCCTAATAAATTGTAATTGACCTACAGTTGACGTTCCGTTATTTCCCGGTAATATCCATTTCACGTGGTTTCGCACACCCGAGTTTACATTTACCCAGGCATTTGAATTCGCATAATACCATCCGTCAAATCCAAATCGAGAGAATGGTATTGGCGCTGGTGGAGAGTAGACGTTATAGACAGTTGCTGCAGAATCAGAGGTTGGCGCATACGTCGTGACAGATGATGAATATGGAAATGCGTTCGGAAACATTTCACTGTCAATAACTACAGTATTCGCATTTATTCCCGAAATATCATTCTTCATAATCAATTTCACCATATACGAACGAGAAGGTATTGCTGATACATTTGTGAGAGCTGATTGGTTTAATGCGGACGAAAATATGACCTTGAATAGTAATGTATCATTTTCAATAAACGGAATACTCTTTAAGCCAACATTATCTTGAATATTATTAAACCGACTGGCTTCTACGGCCGATATCTGGCGCATTATTTCACGAGTAAGATTCGTATTCCCGATATTTGTATTTGTTAAATACTTATTTCCTGATGAATCAAATGCCAATGATGCGTCACTGGATGTTGTCGATATTCCAGATATTATTGCATCGATGGTTGTTCTCACATTTTCGCCCCAATATGTCGTATTTTCTAATAGGTCCGACTCGTTGTTGAATAAATCAACCCCGTGTATTGTATTGAATAAATGACGAGAAATATGACGTAAGAAGTCGTGTTTTGCGAGCATCTTGTCAGCAGAAAATATGGTTGTTCCACCCAATATTCCGCTCGACTCGGGTTTATTCAACATTGCGTGTGCGGGATTGATTTTAAGTGCTGTAGGCCATTTTCGGTGAAACACGTAATATTTGATGTCCGTCGCACTAATATCATTTATATCAAAAGAATCCGTTTGATATTGAAATAACTGTGTCATATCTGACAATTTGACATAAAATACCGCCGTTGCGTCGGTTGTCTCCAAAACCGCACCAGATGCGTCCAATAATGCCAACGTCGAGAGATTAAACGATTGATCCAATCCCGGTAATGTAAAGTCAATAAGACGATTCACGCATAATACATTACTATTTACACTACCAGCTTCGTGAGCCTGTGTTGCAACTTGTGATGCGGTGAAAGTAACAAAACCGGGAGAACCAGCGAGGGTTATTAATCCAGTAGATGAATTAATAGTCGCGATATTGGTGTTACTGGACGAATATACAATCTGTGCGGTGCTATTACTTGTCGGCGCAGTTATTATATTAAATGGCGCATCTGTTGTTATTTTGTTGGTAGGAACTACGAAGGGCGATGCGAATAATGTATTCTGGGAATTTACAACAATGGTGAGTGAACCAGTAATAAACAGCACCGCCTTTGATTGATATGATGTGATGTCTACAATATTGCCGGTTGCGTAATTTCGCACAGTCGTACCCTGTATATAATATATCACATCTTGGAGTCGAAAATATTCATTTTCGTTTATTGGGAAATAAAAATAAGTGTAATTGGTTATGTCAAGTACTATATTTGTTATGGATAGTGCCTGTGTTGGCGTTACAGCTGTCGCTGGAACAATAACTTTAAAAGTTGTATTCGCAATGTTTGGTAAATTACGTACTTCTGAAGTAGCGGAAACCGCCGATAATATAACGGTT